CTTCGAATATGAATCAGAAGAGGATTACTGGATATGATCCAACCCTGCATAAACGGCTGTAAAGAGTTACAGTATCGAGGCATTACCGGGCTGGGTGCGTATCCCTTTGAGAGATGGCAATGCCCGGTCTGCGGACGTGAAGAGGTCCGGCCCTACACAGGGACAATAGATACCATAGAGGTGCGGAATTAGGGGACCGCATTAACGGAATTTACAAAAATGGGTCATACTATATCAAACGAGAAGATCGCTGAGGCGCTGAAAATATCGCATGGGAACTTCCGGCAGGCTGCTGAACTGTTAGGATGCAGCCGTCAAACCGTCTGGAAACGGGTGAACCAGGTGGAAGAGCTGGCGCAGATTGTTCATGACGAACGTGAAGGTTTGAAAGATATCGCGGAGGATGCGTTATATACCGCTGTCGAGAACGGGGAACCCTGGGCGATCCAGTTCTGCTTAAAGGGTGTGGGTAAGGATCGGGGCCATAACGAGAAGATCCAGCAGGAGGTCACTGGCGCTGGTGGTGGCGCTATCCGTATCACCACGCTATCAGATGAACGTCTGGCAGAGCTCCTGATGAAGAGCCGTAAACCAATACCGGATGTCAACAACTAACGCTGCTAACGAAGCGGCCTGCCGGATCGCCCGGAGGTCACCAGCAGACTTTGCGATCATTGCGTCAGGAGGCCGATGGGAACCCGCCCCGCATTTAGAGCTGCTGAACGATCAGCTGATGCGGATAGCTGACGGCGAGATTAATCGGCTGATGGTATACCTCCCACCTAGGCACGGGAAGAGCGAACTTGTTTCCAAGTATACCCCGGCATGGTATCTAGGGATGTTCCCGGACAGGCGTATTATTCTCACCAGTTACGAAGCGGATTTCGCGGCACAGTGGGGGAGACGTGCCCGGGACCTGTTAGAAGAGTTCGGGATTGTATTCCCGGAACCTGTTAAAGTAAAGAGCGATTCGTCGGCGGCTAACCGGTGGGATATTGACGGGCATACTGGCGGCATGATAACCGCGGGGGCTGGCGGGGCAATCACGGGGAAAGGCGGGCAACTCATAATTATCGATGACGCTATAAAGAATGCCGAACAGGCGGCCTCACAGACGTATCGGGATAAGACCTGGGAATGGTATAAATCGACATTATACACCCGGTTAGAGCCGAACGGTGCGATCATCCATATCCAGACACGGTGGCATGAAGACGATTTAGGCGGGCGGTTATTAGCGGAGATGCAGGCTGGCGGGGATGTATGGACGGTGATCAACCTGCCGGCAATCGCTGAAGAGAACGATCAGCTTGGAAGGGCGGTAGGAGAACCCCTCTGGCCCGCACGGTTCCCTTATGAGTCACTCATGCAGATTAAACGCACCGTGGGATCGTATTGGTGGTCCTCCTTGTATCAACAGCGTCCGGCTCCGGAAGAGGGCGAGATATTCCGGAGGAAATGGTGGCAGTTCTATACAGGCCCGCCGAAAATAAAAGAGTATATCCAATCATGGGATTGTTCGTTCAAGGATGAGAAAGGATCTGACTATGTATGCGGGCAGGTATGGGGGCGGAACGGTGCGGACGTCTACCTGATGGACTGGGTACATGACCGGCTGGACCTGCCGGCAACCATGCAGGCGATCAAGACATTATCGCATAAATGGCAACTAGCCCGCCGGAAACTGATTGAGGACAAGGCGAACGGGCCCGCCGTGATCCAGATGTTACAGCGGAAGGTCCCCGGGCTGGTGCCGGTGGAACCCCATGGCGGGAAGATCGTGCGGGCTCGGGCGGTAACGCCATACATCGAATCCGGGAACGTCTACCTGCCGGACCCGTCACTCAATCCCCGTATCCATGACTTCATTGAAGAATGTTCTGCTTTTCCCAAGGGGAGATACGATGACCAGGTGGACGCCATGACCCAGGCGCTCTTATTCTTCTTGGAGCGGGGCGGCGAGACGATACAACGGGCGGATCCCGGGCATACCTCACAGGTACCGAATATCGGATACACACACGATTCGATCCCATCTATGGTAGGTTAAGAATGACAAGTTTATATTACCCTGATGTCTGTAAAGACTGCGGCGGGAAATGCTGTGGGCATCACCCGCACGTAATGACACATGAGAAAGACCGGATCCTCGAGACGCATCCAGAGATAGAGTTCGACCCCGTGATGGATGGCTGGTGGAAGATGCGGGACGACTGCCCGTTATTCGATCCGGTGACAGGCTGTGCTCTTGATATGGACGACAGGCCGATGATCTGCCGGGTATTCCCATTCAGCCCGATAAGATGCACGAACGGCTGGATCCTATTATTAGATGTCAGCGACTGCCCGCATTGGACGTTCTTCGGCACGAAATACGGGGAGGCTGTGAACCTGTTTGTATCGCTCACCCAGAATACCCCGGCAGCTACCCATACGGTGCATAAAATAGAGGAATAATGGCACGGGGGTACTGGGGCAAACGGAACCGGAGTAAGTCAGTCCACTACTTCACCGGCCAGTCCCTTGTCACCCTCTGCGGCAGGACGTTCTCCAAGGTGGAATGGCGGGCAAGTGAATGGGATTACACCCTGCCGGAAACCTGCCCCGTATGTGCGAGATACTATAGGCTGCTGCATTACGGGCTGCATAGGGTAGATCCTGATACCAGTTAACACCATATTATACCGTTTTCACATATAACTAACCGTTTATATAATAATAACTTTATACTATTCTATGGCCGCAACGGTAGTGATCGCGGAAAGTAACGGGAAGACCCCGACAATCACGCACGTAACGAATTGTAATCTTGGCAGCACGGACGCTGTTAACCTGGTGGCAGCCAGTTACCCTATCCCCGCTGGGGGACGTTCGTATGAGAAATGGTGGAGGTTACACGTCCATGATATTGATACCTCTTCTTCAATCAGTAACGTAAAGTTCTGGATCTCCGGGTTCACCGGGGATGCTGATGACGATTGGTATACCAACGCCCGGACAGCGGGTTATGAAGGCGCCCAGACGTTTGACACCACGAACGGTCCGGCAGCGACTGACCGGTCAGCAACCTATGGCTACAACCAGGCAGTCCCCACCTCTGAACCCGCCAGCGCTAATGTCGGGATCGGTGGCGCACTTGACGGCACGCTTACCACATCAGACAGCTACTCAGACTATTGCATTGTCCAGGTAGCGGTTGACGCCTCCACGGTAGCAGGCGGCTCGGCGACAGTCAATATGAAATATACAGAAGTCGCGTAACGCCGGCAGGTAGGTCAATACAATGACTGAATACCGGTTCTGCCGTGAGTCGAACGGAACAGAGGAATGGGTTACCACGCCTATTGAGCGGTGGTGCTGGGTGGCTACGTATACCGACGGCTCGCGTTTATGCCAGTTCGACCCGGAAACCTCTCTTTTTCATCGGTTCAATGAGATCCAGCAGGATAAGTTAGCATCGTTCTCGATGGTATCCTCTGAAGGCAAAACGCCGTTCATCCTGCATTGGAAACCTGGGCGGAAACTGATCCACTACTATTATAATTATAAACTGGATATCGGGCTGCCAACGTATCGGGAATACCGGTTATATTGTTTCGGCTATGAGGAGAAAGGGCATAAGGTTATTATCGTGATCATGCCTGACGACGGGGTAATCATCACTGATAGACCGGACAGTATCAGGGTGACGTGATTTGATGGAAGAGATCCAGATCATTGAGGCTGAACCTGTCCAGCAGGCCGTCGAGTTAGCGCAGGGGTTGGTCACCGATGAGGATGTCGTCAGGCTCACCGATAGCCTGGCGGTAATCGCGGACGCTTATCGTAACGACGTGATGTTCCGCACGGAGACCCAGATGCGGGTGAGTGTGCTTAACGATACCCGGCACCCTACCGACGCTTCCAAACTGGCGCAGGCTTATCGGGAGTGTGCCGTTCATGCTACCGAACTGTTTGAACTGGCCTGCGAGTATCACAAGAAACTGATTGATCTGGAAGAGGAGGAAGACAATATCGAATGGCGTGACGGGTTCGATAGACGCCGGCATGAGGTAGAGATCACCCGGCTTAAATTCCACCTCTCGCAGATGAGCAAGACGGCGCATCACCGTATCAGGGAGATCAATACCTGGCGTCAGATCATCCAGGAGCTACAAGAGAAACCGATGGTTGATGAATCGGTAAGTATGGCCGTCCGGTTCTGTAAAGAGATCCACGCCATGGAGGTTATGCAAGCGCACTTCCCGCCCGCAGACGCCCGGAACCTCTACGGGTTACTGCACCACGCGATCAAACAGGTGCGTGAGAAGGGGTTAGAGGAACAGTTCATGCAGCAGATCGAGGGGGATGTTCAGATGATCGACTGGTGCGTTAAGAAAGGGATATTAGTGAGGCAAGATGGCAACAACAATTGATAAAGGAAGTATAACGGCGAAGGCGACAGAAGATCCAAAAGTTTTTCTTATCGTAGCTGTTGAATCCGGCGTCCTGTTCCCGGAGGCGTGAGTATGGCATTTGCGAAGACTGTAGCGACACACGTATCTAACCAAACTGTAGCTAAGAAAACGGAATACGCACTATCTTCGATCACCGCCACCGATATGTCAACGGCCATCGGGGCGGCTGATGTTGAGGGGGTATGCACGTACCACTCATCAGCAACCGCCGGGGCGATTGTGCGGGTCTATGCGTCAAGTGATAATAGCAATTGGGGGAGCTCTCCGGTGGATCAGTTTACCATGCCGTTCACGGCAAACACTACCAAACGGTGGAGCAAGACGATAATCCCATCGGCAAAATACCTCAAATGCACTATCTACAACAGCGACGCCGCCCAGGCCATCACCGCCTCATACGTTTACCTAACATACCAGACCGGGCCATAAGGGGCGCTCTTAAATGGGGCTCTTCTATCCAGAATGGTTAAGAGTCGCAAGGATTAGCGTAGCCAATCCTCCGTCCGTCACTGGGTATCAGGTA